CCCCAATTTCAAGACTTTTCGGCGTTTTCAGAAACTTTTTCCCGCTGGAAAAAAATGGCATAAATACCCCCTTTTAAAGGGTCCTCTCGTCTGTGCCTGGAACGGTTCCGTTCTACGCATAGCGTCTGTAGGTAAGAAGACTTCCTGTAAAACCCCACTTTTTCACACCCCTTAAAAATTGGGAACGCCCCGGGGCGAGGGTCTACACTCTTACTCGAGAAATAACTTTCTCATATTTTCATGCCAAGACCTATTTACGCGGTCCGGGGGAGTTATATACATAACCGCGTTAGAAATGTCCGCAAAGCCGTCTGCCTCTATTGTAAACACGATGAGCTCTGCTGATGCCCCCAAGACCGTGAAGAAGGCCGCCGCTGCCCCCAAGAAGGCCGCCGCCGCCGCGGCCGCCCCTGCCGTCGTCGCTGCCCCGGCCCCTGCCGAGCCCAAGGCCGCGAAGGCCCCCCGCAAGACGGCTGCCAAGACCGAGGTTGTTGTGCCGACGGTCGCTGCCCCTGCCGTGCCCCTGCCCCCGTCCCCGGCGACGGAGGCCGCTGCTGCCCCGGCCTCGATCGCTGGCGTTGTTGAGCGTCTCCGCGAGGTCCGCTCCCGCCAGGCGAACGAGCTGAAGGAGATCATCGCCGACCTGCTCGTGGCTGCCAAGACGGCGGCCCGCGAGGTCAAGGATGCGAAGCGTAAGCGTCGTGTCAAGAAGGACGTCGCCGACATGACGCCCGAGGAGAAGACGGCGTGGGAGCTCCGCCGCTCGAAGAACGCGTTCCTGAAGCCGCGTGCCCTGTCCGCTGACCTGTGCTCGTTCATGAAGCTGCCAGCCGGTTCCCAGCGTTCGCAGACGGAGGTCACGAAGTTCGTGTCGAACTACGTGAAGGAGAACTCGTGCTTTGACCCCGCCAACAAGCGTCACATCATCCCCGATGGCGTGCTGTCCCGCCTGCTGAAGGTCAAGGACACGGACACGGTCACGTACCTGAACCTCCAGTCGTTCCTCAAGATTCACTTCCTCAAGGCGTAAATGTGTAAGTGTGAGACATTCGACCAACGAACGAAGCCTTAAAGTTATTTTTTTGGGACAGATGTCTCATAAAACTAGGTTTATAAGAGGACGGGGGTACGGTAATGGTATATGCAGGAGTATGTGTAGATATCTCAGTACCAAAGATAGTTCGTTCGCAGTCGTGATAAGCTATAAAATTATTTTTTTGGTGAAAATCGTCGATGTATAACCGTATGTTATGTACAGGAAGCTTACAGTTTTCTATAAGATGTTTCCCAACACATGCGTCTTCGGCGGAAAATACGGTTGAATCCATATCTTGAAGACAAGCCACCGCATTCGACGAGAGGTAGTATATCGGTCCTCCACAATATACCGTACTTAACCCTTCATCGGGGTTGTAGTTATAGATTACATTCCCAGCATAATGATCATGTGTTGACTGTGTATACTCTAATAATTTTGGAATGTTGACAAGTACATCATCGTCAATTTTTACAACAAATGACGGATTGAACTGTTTGTAAACAAACTGAAGCCCCGCCTTGATCTTATGTGGAAGTCCAAGGTACGTGTCCCGACATCGAAGAATACACTCGTGTGATTCACTATTGTAGACGAAATCATCATGTAATTTCATATCTCCGCGTAGTATCACGTAATCCACAGTTGGAGGTATGTCCTTTATCCAATTGAGTAGGGGAACTCGATTGGATGAATAACAGCTTATAATCATAATGACTCCTCTGGTCATTGTTCTACTAATTATACAGGGTAAACATAACATCCGGGGAAAAAATACCCATCGAGCGTATACTCTGGGTCATTGAACCACTTGGAAGGAAGACATAGTGGGCGATTAGGGTTCAGGTAAGCCCCCCACCATGAAAACGAAGAGTTCGCGGTGATTCCGGCCTTGCACTGTGTCATAAGGTACAACGTGTCAATCTCATTCTCGTTGATGATCTCGTAGTCCAGATCCTTGAGAAATTCCTGCTTCTCACAGTATTCGCGGTCGTTTGTAAACACCGAGAAGCGGGTAATTCCCTTCTCCTTCATGAACTGAATCGTGGCAGGGTAGTACTGTTTTGCAAGCCCTACATCGTGAAGCCAGTGTCCAACATAATCCCTGCCACGGATATGGAGAAAGCAGCTCTCGGGTAGGTTGGGGTACTTTTCAAGAAGAGCTGGATTCTCAAATACGAGCATGTTACAAAATCCGGTAGGGACATACTTCCAACTTTGAAAGTATCCATAAAATAGGGTATTGCCTCGTATCTCGGGCATTGTTTCAAACGGAAACATTTTTGGTCCTTCGTCGATTCGGTTCAGTGGTATCTGAACATTTCCCTGTGTAAAGTTCCTGAGAATCGTGGTAAAGTAATCTGTTGAGGAATGAGGAGACAGTTGGCAATGGTTGTGTGATAGAACAACCGAATGTCCTTTACCCCACAGGGTGACAGCGGCTACTTGGAACAGCCAGTTCCCAAGTCCACCCATGAGGTGTGGAATTACAAGAACCATTTTATAGTAGTTCTGTTATATAGGAGTAAATAGTAATGGCGAATCCGTACGTTATAAACCTGGATAGCCGGCCTGACCGGTGGGAAAGGCTACAGAACGATTGGAGGGGAGCATTCCAGCTTACACGTGTACCTGCTATCCAGGAAAGCCCTGGATGGATTGGATGTGCTTTGTCGCATGTTAAAGTTATCGAAGAGGCGAAGCAGCGAGGTGATCCGATGGTATTGGTATGGGAAGACGATTGCAAGCCAAGAAACCGCCACCCCCTTGCGATCCGAGAACTCTGGAATGAAGTATCCTATAAGCTTCTAATGTGCCGAGATCAATGGGACGTTGTTTTGGGTGCAACATCGCGAGCCTATAAGAGTGCAACGTATAACAGAGGTTTATCGACACGCAATGTTGAAGTGTATGATCTTCCACACGGGTTCACGACGCATTGGACTCTGTACAATTCTTCTTCATACGACCGTATGATAGAATGGAAGAACCTACGTGCTCCCCAAATTGATGTGTACCTCTTCCAGAACTTTCGTGTAAAAACGATCATCCCGTTTCTGGCCGCACAGGTTCCGGGGTACAGCGATATTGAAGGTGTGGAACGCGATTACGACGGTATGTTTGATGAAACGGAAACCAGTATAGCTGCAACGAAGCTCCAGACGCTGTCTTCAATCATACAACGGGCACCAGCAATTCACTCCCCAAAATTCATGACCCGCTGAATATTAGTTTCAAGAATCGTATACTGCTTCGCCCTCTCGTGATTTGCTTCGATGACTGGAAGGAACACATTATACGGCGGTAGATACGTGCACTTTGCTCTGAACTCGTTGACGGACGGAGTATCGAGTATGACCCATCCGCGAGTATCGAACCAGTTGGAAATATTGGGACAGCCGTAATAGATTGGAATAGTCTTTGTGAGTAGACAGTCCATCAATTTTTCTGTGAAGTAATTGTTCTGGCGGGTGTTTTCAATGACTACAGAGTACTGGTAATCTAGAAACAGGGTCTCCTTACGATCGCCGAGAACTGGGTTATTAAAAAAACTGACAGAGCGTATGATTGGTTTGTCTTTAGATGACCGGAACCATGTGATTGGAGCTTGAATAAGTCTCTGATTCCGATAAAGGTCTAGTCTGAATCTGTGACCATCCGTATGAGCCTTCGTTCCGGTGATGCACGATACTTTGGGCTTTTTCCTAGATATATCAATCGAATTATATACTGAAGGGGATATCCACGTTGTTCCCCAGACGTACTGCCGGGCATTTGGACATGCTTTCAAGATGTCGTCGTCATGTGTAAGTATGACGTCGAAGTTCTTGTGATTATCAATAAACATTTGGCGGTGATGAAGTATAGCGTCTGGTTCGGCTTGAATACCGATCAGGATAACATCTTTAGATGTACCTTTGTCGATAAACGGCGAATCAACTGCAAAATATATATTTTTTGAAGTCGCTGGAAGATTTTGAACACTTAGCCAAGCGTTCTGGCTGTATGGCATCTATTCTTAAGAAGACAGGTAAAAAGTTAAATAGAACCACCGTGAACTGAATTTTGGATTTTTGAAACGCGGAAGTGTTCCCCAGTCACCTGATGTTTCAACAACCTGAAACGGGATCAGTTTACGTTCAATCATAAATCTGTACAGAGTCTGGTCTTTACCGCAGAAGACACCATGATCCTTAAACATCTTTAGGGTGCTTAGGTATGCTCCGCGAAACCCAGACCATGCTTGGATATCCCCCGCCAAGACTCCTCCGCCAATGTGGGTACTCAAATCATTTTCGTGAATTTTCAGGATAAGAATATGACCAGGGGATACTCTTGACGGAGTAGCCTCTGCGAACCCAGGAATTGTTGGAAAATTCGATGGTTCGCGAAAGCATCCGATATCGCACCATACGTAATACTCGCTGTTGTACGTATTTAATTGAATCGCCTTATGCACAAACTCCTGCTTCAGTGCCCACACAGCATACAGTTCCCATGAATGTAGGTTTTTTTCCTGGTCATAGTTCCACTGCTTTTGCCATGTTTCAATCCACTCTGGACTTGTAAGTTCATAAGAGGTAAAGGGGAGTTCTACGAATGTTCGGTCAGCACCCGCGTATTTCTGGAACGGAACGGCACTCTCACACAAACATACGACCGGACTGGTCGTACACTTGAAAAAGTTATCGATCCACTCCCCGTATTCCTCATCGGAATGCTTAGATTTTCCAAACTTATAAAACGCTGTCACAACGGTCGTATGAGAACTCATTGCTCTTTAAGGTGGTAAAAGTGTAAATATAAATGCGAGTCTCCATTCTCATGCCGATCTACAACGGTATTGAGTTTTTCCAGGAGAGCTTTCCTACTGTGCGTAGGCAGACGCATACTGACTGGGAACTTCTTATCGGAATCAACGGACACTCCGATCTGTCTCCCATTCTACGGGTGATCGAAGAGGTGGCGAAGGGCGATCCTCGAGTCCGAGTATTTGTTCAAACTACAGGTGGGAAGCCGGATAGCTTGAATGATTTGATCACGCATGTCACGACAGACTGGGTTGCACTGCTGGATGTCGACGATACCTGGGCACTCACGAAACTGGAGGAGCAGGTACGTATCCTGCCCACCCTGCACCCAGATACTGCAGTCGTAGGAACTTTCTGTCATTACTTTGGAGAATTGAACGGTAGTCCAACGATTCCGTCAGGATACATTGATCCTAAGATTCTCGCGTCTGTGAACCCGATAATTAACAGCAGCAGTCTTACCCGGAGGGAGTTGTGTCAGTGGACCGGAACTTACCAGGGTGTTGAAGACTACGAACTCTGGGTGAAGATTGCTCTCTCAGGTAAGAAACTCTACAATATCGGGAAGGATCTTGTAGGGCATCGTATTCACCGCCAGTCAGCGTTCAATGGGAAGCAGCAGGATGTTGAACAGCTACGGTCTAACTATTTTAAATAAGGTGTGCACTTATCAACGATATACTGACGCATCCACGACAGGTTTAAATACTTTTTTGCTATGTCGTACTGCTGTTTGAGGCACCTGTCGTATAGTGCCTGATCATTGATTAGCCGCGTCATCTTCTGGAAGTACTCCCCTGCAGTTTCAAATTCGGTTTCTTCCGCAAATTCTTCTGGGAACATATACTTTACCGTTTTCTTTTGTGCGATTAATAGTGATCCAGATATTAATATTTCGAGAGTTTTAATATTTGGATCACCAGACCCAAGCAGGTCTAAACTAAACTTACTGCTGCGTATTGCATGGAGGTATGCATCGTGTGGTAGTGACCCGGGAGCGTAGAGTGTATGGCGTATGCTATTATACATCGTCTGTCTGTCGCGGTATACACCATATTCCTTATCGTCGTGTATGAATATCCCACCAGACCAAAAAATACGATTTTCCTTTTCTTTAAGAAAATGTTCTTCAGAGACAGTGTACCTGTCCATCATCTCAATTAATGAATGATAACCAAACATAATGAAAGAAAATGGGTATACGTTTGGACTGTATAGTTTATTTTTGGTATAGTTTCGCTTGAAAAAAAGATCTACAGATTTATGATCTATATACTTGGAGGGATCCATGTCATAATCGTCGTTATCAAATAACACTACCAATTTAAACCTGTTATAGTTCAAAATTGGTAAAACACGATCTCTATACGCTTCCAACGTTTCCTTTAAAATTCCACTTACTGTGTGTCTTGCTGTGACCTGTAGAAATAAAATATCGTAGTTCCTATCATTTAAAGACGACCAGTCAAGCCTGTAGTCGATATTATAATGCTTCATATTGGTGTATTTTTCACTAAACTGCACTCGGTTTATATAGTAATCCGCATTTGGGAAAAGAACCTTTATACCTATATCTTGGTTGTCAATATCTATAATTGCGATTCTATCGTTCATTTGGATATCCCTGGTCTCGTATCTTTAAACAATTACGAATATCAGAGGCAATTCTATGTATCCCAAACGTAGATCCATGATCGGTAAATACCGGAGAATTCACCATCTGTAACCACTCGTCATCGTTTAGTGACTTCATACGTTCTATCATAGAGTCTAGGGATGAGTTATCCTCTATAATAAGAACTCGTTTCTCGTTGAAATACTCTTTGACACATGGTGACCCCCAGTAGATAGGTATACAGCCAGCAAACAGCCCGTGACATATTTTTTCTGTGATGTAGGTATCATTATCTAAACGCGAATTTTCAATTGCTATGACAAATTTAAACTGTTGAACGTAGTCTATGAACTCATCGGTATTGTAGCACGCCTGTATCGGACCACCGGTATTATTCTTGTAGTTCCCAGCATACGTAACGCTCATATGTTTTTCAAGCTTATCTAGAAAGAAGTTGCGTTCGCGACCGGCATGATTTGATATAATCGCCAATACATCATTTTTTGGAACAGCCTGTATGTTTGACGCAAACGGCCGGCTGTTACAGTGTAGATATGAAATATAGAGTGGGCAATTCACAACTCGTCCACACGTTTTTTTACCACGCAGCACACAGTCATATTCGAGCATATCGTCTCGAATATAGGACTCTCCTGAAAACAGATACGTATGTCTCCATCGTTTAGAAAGCCTGACTGATGGAGATACCTGTGTGTTTTCAACCAGCACATCACTCGTGTTGAAATCTCCTACTTCCACTGTCTCAGCATATACTCCTGACAGCAGGCTGATAAAGAACCCTACATGGTTAGGGTTTGTTCGCTCAAAGAATCCGCCCCAGAATCCAGTGAAGAATACACGTATTGGCATTCTTTTGTATACTCTGGTTTAAACCGTTTAGATGAGTTTGTGGTACTTTAGTTAAATGATTATTGCGTTCTGGGATAACGGGTTAGGAGAACGTGGCACGAGTGTCGAGCTGTATGAGTATGCACATTTTAATGAGACAATTCTTGGAAATAAGTCCATTATCATGTACAATACCACCCATTACTCAAATAAACCATATGCTATACAGCGATTCAAAGACAGGTTTCCTGTGTTTGGTGTAGACAATTGGTCGTTGGTAGATAATGTTTTGCGGGAGAATAAGTGCGATGTACTGTACATTACAAAGGCTGGAGACTGGGACGGGCAGGTAAGTTCATTTTGTAAAACGGTTGTTCACGCCGTGTTTTCTTCGACGCGTCCGCATGGACATGTGTACGCTGCCATATCAGATTACTTGAACTACGCATGCAACACACGCATACCGGTTGTTCCGTATATTATACGCGTCGATAAGACTACCGATACGATGCATTCAGAGTTGGACATTCCCAAGGATGCGGTTGTCTTCGGAACGTATTCTGGGAAGGATCAGTTTGACATAGACTACATACGTAAAGCAGTGTACGATATATCAAACAACCCAGCGTTTCAGAATATATATTTTGTATTCATGAACATCAACCAGTTCATGCCTTCGAATAGTCACGTGCGGTTTTTACCCGGAACGAGCGATATGGTTACGAAGCGTAAGTTTATAAATACATGCGATGCGATGTTGTATGGTCGCGGAGGAGGAGAGACATTTGGTGCAGCTGTCGGAGAATTCTGTATATCTGGAAAACCAATTATATGCCGTTCTCATGAACCTGCGGATTACCATCTACGAATACTTGGGGACTCCGCGATTAAACATACTTCTTATGAAACCCTGTATCCTATACTAACGTCTTGGAAGAAGGGAGACCACGCAGGGAACGTGTGCCCTGAAAAGTATGCACAGTTTTCACCAGACAACGTTATGCCAGTTTTTAAGCGTGTCTTCTTGGAGTAAAAGAAGTTTCACGGGGTTATTCTAATCTGATAAATATGATATTTGTGGGTATATCGCGGATTGGGTTCATATGTAATCAATCATATGAACCGGAAAGATACGAGAAACTCAATAAAATGATCGATGCGATTGGCATGGACCGGAGTAAAGTCGACTTCTGTGCACCCACATATAAGCATACGATAACCGACGATACGTACCGTAAATATGTGAAGACGTCTATGAGTACACACCTTCCTTGGGTCAACGGATATACTAGAAACTCCGAATTATCGTTGATACTCAACTTTTACACGAACATAGAACGCATTGTATCAGATTTTTCAGATGGACTCTTTCTTTTATTTGAAAGTGATGTCGACGTCCGAACTGACAACCTGTCATATTTTCCAGATCTGTTGGACACTCTCAAGACCGCTACTGGTAAGTGGGACATGATAAACATCGGTGGAGTTAATGGAAACAACGGCGAGGGTATGTGGGAATCTGGGTATATAGAAGATATAACTACAGAAAATAGCACAAATAGACTGCAGAGGAAGTTCTCTACACGGCTTTGTGATTCACACATACTCTCGTATGGTGGTGCAGTAAAACTGTTGAAATACTTCAAGGACAACTCAGATTACTGTGTGCCACTGGATCACTACATAACCTTTTTTCTGGAAAATAACAGAGATTTCAAATACTACTGGTCCGATAAATATTACTTTTATCAGCGTACCACATCCGGTCAGGAGTGCTCTACCATACAAAATGATCTACGCGAGATGTCTATATGAACATCTTCTTAAATGCAGCATCTAAGGATAATTCCCTCTCTATAAACTTCCTTGGTTCAAACTCATTATACCTACCCACCATTTCATCGAATTTTCCCGAGAATTCCGACGCATCATGGAATTTAAGGCCGCACTCATCAGACCAGTACGAGGCGGTGGTAGCGTACAGGGCGGGATCGCTATATGCGGGTTGTCCGTTATTCCCAACCTCGTCACACATCGTACGAACATCCCAGACGAGAATAGGGACGTTCATTGCCAGCGTTTCTTGAAACGCAAACCCCTGTGACTCATGACAACCCACCCAAACAACAAACTTCGTATCCACCAATGTCTTCTTGAAGTCGGTGTCATTATACGAGCCATAAGTCACTGTAACGTATTCCACGTGCTTAGAAGATAGAGTATCGAACACGTGCTTGTACAGAGCACGGTTACGGTGTTTACAGTACACCATAATCTTACTGCGTTGTGGATTCGCGATTGGTATAGAGTCTGTATCAATCCCGAATGGTCGGGCAACAAACTGAATCGAAGGGCATATACGTCGATGTGTATTTAAGTTCCATTCCGACAATGTGTTGTAGACAAACCGGTTATCATGACCATTCTTCCAGATAGGATGCGACTGATCGTCTGGAAAAACAAAGAAATGGGGTCCATAGATAACCCTGCAGTTTGAAGGAAAGTAGTGAGGCGGCAGGTACCGATCAAAGCATAATACATAATCAAACGATTCGTTGAGTTTTGAGGTATCACTCGATTCTACAAACTCAATACGATTGCGTGTCAACATCTTCCGTATTGATTCTAGGTTTTTATGGTGACAGAACGTATAACACAGATATACCTTCATTTTATAGTAAGCGTATGAAGCGTTTAAGCGTTAAAAATACACAAACATATTATTCGGGCCCGTGTTAGGTCGTTCTGGTACATTCTTTAGAATTGGGTGTCCAAAATCGTATACCGGGATTGTGTTCCACGCGATAAAGCCATGTGTGACCTTTGGAAGCAGGGCATTCATATACGCATCTCGGTGTCGCTGAACAAGTTCCGTAATGCAGTAATTGCTAATCAAAAAGAAGCCTTCCCCGTCTACAACAGTTCCATATGTTGATGCATCGACAAACTCAACTGGAAAATTACGATCAAACTGTGTAATGTAAACCCGTTGGAGATTTATCGCCTCTGTCAAATCGATACAGATATATTTTTCAATAGCGATCGTAAAGTAAGAAGAAAAGTGGTTTATGGCGAGCAGGAGACCTCCGTATCCTGCACCGATCTCTATAATTTTGACAGACGTAAGACCTGTACTCCGAATATGATCCAATATCAACAGTGCATGAAAAATATAACGTAACGAAGTTGGAGATACCCAAAAATTAAGTCCAGGTATGTAATGTTTTGTAGGGCTTCCCGAAGAATCGTTCATGCTACAGAAGGCAAGAATGCTCTCGTTGGGTATGTGAAACTCGCTCTGTATAAGTTTATAGTATTGCTCGCCCTGATGCTGATCAACATGTTCTAAGATACCCTGATAAGAAGGATTCGATTTAAATGTAGTTATATCACTCGAATTTAACGCAGTCTGAATTGCGTTGCGATACCCTGCGTATCCCGCATCCTCCATTGAGTACCTAGTATCCATCACGTATTTAACCTTACTCTAAACAATACGTTTAAACGCCTGTATCTCATTATAACGCATAACATAAATGGCATACAACGGTCAGTCCGGACAGGACCGTTTCGTACTATCAGTTCTAAACAATAAACGGAATGGTACATTCTTGGAGATAGGCACAAATCACCCTATCAATATAAATAATTCATACATACTGGAGAAGACATATGACTGGACTGGACTTATGGTAGAGTACGACCATACATATGAAAAACTATATACTCAGCATCGAACGAGTCCATACGTTATTCAGGACGCACAGACAGTTGACTATGCCGGACTTTTTAAGAAGTATAACTTTCCAACGGCAATCGATTATCTCCAGATCGATCTCGAGGTCAATAACGGATCCACTATCAATACTCTTAAACGTCTAGAGGCAACTGTGTTTCCAACCCATACGTTCTCTGTTGTCACGTTTGAGCACGACATTTACACGGGTGATCACTTTGATACGCGGAACACTTCCCGCGTTATCTTTGAAAGGAATGGTTATGTCCGTGTATTTAGTGATGTGAAAAACCAGGGGAATGCCTATGAAGATTGGTATGTGCATCCTGCGAACGTGGATATGGACTATGTAAATTCTATTAAGGTAGGAACACCGATGGAGTATACCGATATTGTAAAGTTGCTACGATGAAATATTCAATACACTTCGCTTTTACGAACTGTATTAAACCCCGTTTCCAGGACCCTTATTTATTTTTTGTTTAGTTCACATTACCTAACACCACCACACACCACCACCAAACAGTAGCACCACCACTGTGTAACTGTTTAGTTGGAGTACGCGAGGCCGCCCATGCCGGACATGACGCGGAGCACGTTGTAGTTGACGGCGTAGATGCGGACCTTGGCCGTACGCTGCTGCTGGACCGTGTTGACGGACAGCGTGAGGTTGAGCGTGGCCTTGTCGATACGCGAAAAGTTGCACGTGCCGCTGGGCTGGTGCTCCTCGGGCTTCAGGGCGAAGGAGTACACGTTGATGCCCACCGACGGCGTGCGGGTGTGGTGCTGCCACGGCTGCACCTTGTCGAAGTAGCGGCCCTCACGCTCGTCGAAGCGGTCCTGGCCGTTGAGCTGCACCTTGGCGACCTCCACGGGGTTCTTGCCCTCGCACTTGACGTTCGAGGCGAGGATGACCTTGGCCAGCAGGAAGTTGGTCGTGCCCTCAAAGAAGTTGTCCGCACCGACCGTGCCGTCCGTGCCGTAGATCTGCGAGCCCGTCGACAGGCCGGCACCCGACGCGGCACCAACACCCGGCAGGTAGGGGGCGTTCATGCCGCCGAACGCACCAGAAGGAGCACCCGCTCCGGACGAGAGATTCCACGTGGGGACAATCGAAGTCGTCCCGCCGTTCGTGGCGAGCGAGCCGCGGCCGAGGACCGCCGTCACGATGCCCTCCGTCGACCAGTCGTCGGAGTAGTTGAACGGCTGCTGGCCCAGGGCCTCCTGGATCCACGGCGTCGGGGGGGCGTTGCAGTCAACGAACGAGTCACGCTGGACAATCCACACCAGCTCCTTGACGGGGTGGTTGAAGTTCATCTGGATCTTGTTCGAGGAGGCCGTGACCGTCTCGTCGCCCGTGAACTGGAGCTGGTCAATCAGGTACTCGTGCGACTGCTGGGCGAAGCGGCGACGCTCCTCCGTGTCGAGGTAGACGTAGTCGATGTACAGCGACGCGGCCACCAGCTGGAGCTGGGACACGGCCGTGACACCGTTGCCCAGGTTGAGGGTGGCCGGGTACGTCGGCAGGGTGCCGAACTCGTCGTTCTGGGCGACGTCGGCGTAGCAGCAGTTGTAGTTCTGCTCGAACTCGACGTTGATGCGGACCTCGTGGTACTGCAGGGCGATCAGCGGGATGGCCAGGCCGGGGTTGCGGCAGTACCAGAACTGCAGCGGGATGTACAGCGTCTTCAGCGGCGTGCCGGCACGGGAGAGGCACGAGTTGGTGGCCTCCGAGGCGGCACACGTGGCGTCCAGGGCGACACCGGCGGCGTCCTTCAGCAGCACGAGGTCGGCGGAGTTGCCCACCATGTCGTCGAACGACACCTGGGTGCCGACGGGCTGCGTCAGCTGCGTCCAGATCTGCATCCAGTCGCCGTACTGGCGGTCAATGCGGGAGCCGCCGATCTCGATCTCGACCTGCTTGATCAGGCGGT